AGTATCTCAGCAAAATATAATAATTGCAGAAAAGGAGCAAACTATTAAAGAAAAAAATAAAACTTTATTAGGTACTTTAATTATAATAGTAGTTCAAGCTGTAATTATAGCAATTACTTTGTAAATAAGTTGCAAATATCAAAAATAAATTGTATATTATAGAATGGCAATAACAGCAGAACATTTAATCAATGATATTAGAGGGATAGCTTCATCTGGAGGTAATCCTAATGAGTTTAAAATTAGTGATGAACAAATTTTATATTGGGTTGAACAAGTAAGATCTCAATTAATATCTCAATCTTTAAATAAGAAAGATGATATTAATGACTCTTGGATTCAATATATTCCTTGTTTAGAAATGAGTCAGGTAGATGCATCTGAATGTTGTGATGCTCCAGCAGGTTGCTATGTATTAAAAAGTACACTTAGATTACCATCTACAATAGACACATGGAAAGATAATTGGATTGTATCAGTATCTACTATAGATGGTACTATGATTTCTAAATCTAATCCATTTAAATCTAAATATCAAAAATATAATAAATATACTAACCTAAATAGAGGTTGGTACGTTAAAGATGATTATTTATATATTATAAATGATGATTTCTTAGAACTAGTAGAGGTAGCAGGTTTATTTGAATCACCAAGTGATTTGTCTAGATTTGCTAATTGTTCAGGAGGTTCTTGTTTTACAAAGGAATCTGATTATCCAATTAGTCACACTTTGGCTACACAAGTAACTGATATTATTGTAAATACAAAAATAAAAGCTTTTATGTCTTTTCCGAATGATACTACCAATGATGCATCTAATGTAGTAGAATAATAATGGTTTGTAAAAATAAAAGAAAAACACATAATAATTTCATATGGAAATATGAAAGTTAAATAGTATGGAAGTAAAAAGGGGAGAAGGAAAGATTAAAGAGTGTTTAGTATTAAAAGACTCTTATGAGTATTATAAAAAGAATACTAGTTCAGAAAAACCAATCAGTTATTCTGAATATAGTAAATATATTAAACTATGTAATTTAGAATTACTGAATAATGTAGTTGAAGAAATGAATGAAGTAGAGTTGCCGTATAGACTAGGTACTCTACAAATAAATAAGTTTGATAGAAGTTATACCCAGGATAAATCTAAATGGGCTGTAGATTTTAAAAAGACTAAGGAATTAGGATTTAAAGTTTATTTTGATCAAAAATACACTTACAGGTGGAGATGGGTTAAAACTCATTGTATAGTTAGATATAAATCTAAATATAAATTCACAGCTAGTAGAATGGCTAAAAGAATGGTTCCTAAAGCATTAGCTAAAAATAAAGATTATTTTAAAATAAAATAACATGATTAATGGATATGTATCAATATATAATGTAATCTCTAAAATTTATAGAGATTTAGATATTAATAGTGAAATACCTGAAACATCTATTGTAGAGTGGTCTGCTGAAGCTTTAGCTTTAATAGGAGCATATTCTCAATATGATGAAGTTTCTACATGTTTAGATCTTACTTCTGGTAAAGTTAAACTTCCATTAGGTTTTTATAAACTAGTAGATATTAATTATCAAAACTATCCTATATATTGGGCCACAAATACTAATGCTAATAACTATCAATGTAGTGAATGTAAAATACCTGTTTGTGCAGATGCACAATGTAATTATACATTTTATGTAAATGATAGTTATTTAATAACTAATATCACTGATGATGATGCTAGTGTTTGTATGGTTTATTTAAGTGTACATGTTGATGAAAATGGATACCCTATGATTCCAGATGATATTTATTATGTTAAAGCTGTTACAGCATATGTAATAAGTATGATTGATTATCAAGATTGGAGAAAGGGTAAAATAGCTGATAAAGTTTATCAGAAATCTGAAGCAGATTGGGAATTCTATGTTAAAAGTGCTAGAGCTGCTGGTAATATGCCTAATGCTGCACAATTAGAAAACCTTAAAAATATTATGACCAGACTTACTCCTCTTAGGAATGACTATGGTAAAGGATTTAAAAATATATCAAATCCTGAAAGAATTAATTCTAAAACATAATAAATGGAAGTTGTAAATACTTTTGTAGGTGGTCTTGAATCAGATAAATCTGAATTATTAGATAAAAAGAATACTTATGTAGATGCATTAAACGTTGACTTAATAGTTGATGAGTTTAATGGTAGTTTTGTTTTGTCTAATTCTAAAGGGAATAAATTTCAAATAAATATTCCTTCAACACAATTAATTAGAAATTGGAGTACATCAACAACTGTTGACACTACTTCAGTAACTATTAATGGTGTTACTCAAATATATACATCTTCAGCATCTTCTACAAATAAAGATTTATATGATTTTTTAAACACATTTGCTATAAATGCTAATATTCATTATTATTATAATGAATCAAATGTAGTTATAGTTTGTGATACACCTCAGAGTATATTTTTAACTGGTAGTGCCGCTATTATTGTTAATACAAATAGACAAGTTCCTGCTAAAGTTGGTACAGAGCAAAGACCAATTGGTTGGGGTGTTATTAATGATGATGTATATATTATAACAACTACATCAACTTCTCAAGAACCTAAAACATCTGGAGATGGTTATGGATTTATATGGAAATTTAATTATGATGTAAATATTACATTACAATTAATATATGCAGCTAATATGAATATGTCCACTTATTGGAATATTCCTAAATCTGCTGTTGTAACAAGATATGAAACTGCTCTAATACAGAAATTATGGTGGACAGATTTTTATAATCCTATTAGGTTTATAAATGTTAAAGACTCTATGATTATGGCAGAAGATCCATCATCTTTTACATTAACTACACAAACAGATATTTATAAACCAATATTAACATCTGTGTTGAGTTCTGGTTCAGCTATTGATACAGGTTGTTATCAAGCATGTTATAGATTAACTAAAAATAATGGTAAGAGTACAGCATATTCAGAATTCAGTAATCAAGTTAATTTAGTAGCAGCTACAATGTCTGCTTCTACAATTACAGATTATAATAATTATGTAGGTGATATAACTACCACTAATAAAACAATAAATTGGAATGTATCTAATATAGATGTAGATTTTGATTTTATTGAATTTGTTGTTATTCAAAGAAAAACAAATAATAACAATGATTTATATACTATTAGACTTGTTGATACACAAACAATAGCTAATAGAACCAGTTTAGATTTTGCTGTAACAGGTAGTGATTGGACTAATGGTACAGATGTTTTAATTGAAGATGTTATTGATTATTCATCTACATCATGGTTTACACATGCTAAAACATTATCTTCTAAAGATAATATGTTAGTTGCAGGTAATCTTAAAAATGAAAATAGTAGTGATAAATTAAACTTTGATGCTAGAACTTTCAGAGCAACTAGTAGAAATGGTGATGATATTTATTTAATAAATAATGGTGTACCAGAATTTGCTAAAACATTATCTCAAGTTCTTAGTTCATTAAATGATGAAGATGATTTAATAAATGATTACGATTCTACAAGTAGAGCTGGTTATTATATTCCTAATACAGATACATTAGGAGGTCAAGGAGCTAATATTACATATGCTTTTATGACTATGGCTATTCCAGCAGATGTTGATAGTTATCAATCATATTCAGCTGATGGAGCTGTATATGCTCCATTTATAAAAGATGGTTCTACAACAGGAGATATCACCTTAGATGTTAAAAGTCCAACATCAATTCAATCATATGATTTGAGTATGGGATTATCTACAGGATTTTTTCCTGGATATAAAAACCCTCAAACAGGAGGACTAACTGTTGGATATTGTAGAGGTGAAATATATAGATTTGGTATTCAATTTTTTACTAAAGATAAACGTCCTTTATTTGTTAAATGGATTGGAGATATTAAATTCCCTGACCACTTTGATACTAGAGGATTAAACAATAGAGCATATAATACAGATGGTTCAGCTTTCACAGGAGCTCTAAATGATTTTAGAATGACTTCACAGATTGGTGCCACATGTTATAAACATGTACTAGGAATTGATTTTGCTGTTACAGGATTAGATGGTTTAGATATTGGTGGATATTCAATTGTTAGAGTTGAAAGAAAGCAAGATGATAAATCTATATTAATGCAAGGTTATTTAAATAGTGGAATTGAAGTTAATTATGATAGTTTTGCATCAACTAGATTTGGAGGATTAGACCAAGGTACACAAATTTATTCTCATTTTAGATTTGAAGGAAAGAATAGAATGTTTTTCCATGCTCCTCTATTAGCTCAAACTAATAAAACTATTACCACAGATTATAAA